GATAAACTATAGGGTCTTCCCTCAGAAAAGACGACATCCAATTATTGAATGTATGAAGAATAAATTTTCTTCTGTCGCCTTCTTGAGGCTGCAAATTACACAATTGATCGTATAATGCAGAACCTTTTCCATAAGCGGGATTCTTTGAAATATCAAAGTCCCCCGACGAGGAGAAGGGCGCTAAAAGTCTCATTTTGATAACATCAAGATGAATTATCTTGGTGTCATCTTTTATATGCCAATGCGCGATACCGTTATTAAAGGTATCAGGCCTATAAAGTAAGACTTCTTCGCAAAACCAACACATCACATTGCTCCATTGAGCCTTGTGGTTGATTTCATGACCATAGTCATGGTGCTTCTGTATCAGAGCACGGTGACGCGCGAGTGTTCGTACTGAACCTACGTCGTCACCAGCTATAATCGTTGGTGGCAATTTTGATACATTGCTGTAGACCATGAGCTCAATAAGAGCTCCGATATAACATAGGACTTCCTTGGAACCAGGGTCTCCCATGTGGACACCGCATTCAGTTGTTATTATTTCAAACTGTGTGTCTTGTGGCCTAACTCTTACCTCAATCTTTCTTGATGAGAGTAGGAGCTCAAGCGCCTCATATAGGTATGCTTGAGAGTAACTTGATCCGCCAAAACGGCAAATCAGGTCGCGACACGCACAACGTATGAAATCCCAGTCGATTCCATTCGTTGAGCCTGTAAGATCGATAACGCTGAACCCAGAATTTGGTTCAATAAAGTTATCTGTTCTCCGCGCTAGGAGAACTGCAAGATCCCATCCTTTGTAGGAACGGGTAAATGCTGATCTAAGACAAGGAAGTTGTGAAACAGTTCCAGCCATCCAATGCGCGAACGGCTGAAGGAATACTGTCACAGTAGCGGGCGCCATAGCGAGCCCCCGCACCTTGTTAGCTCCTTCCGGTTGAAGTACAAGCTTCATCGGAATTCGATTAAGGAGCGCACGATCGAGTTTGTAGCGTTGTAAGCAATGCGAAGCTGGCCCCAATGACCAGCCTTTCTTTACATTCTCTTCGTGACACAGTTGAAGGATTTGATAAGGCAATGCCTCATCGAGACCTAAGACAGGCCCCTCCAACGGTGATTGACCATTCTCACCAGCCATCACAGCTGTGATAAGTCCGTTAGGACCCATCTCATCTATGAAGGCGGAGCGTAGGAAACAGATATCTTCACGTAAGTTGTCTGTCCTACATATAGTCTTATATGGACGTTTCCCTCTAACGTAATTCAGAGGAGAACCCCATAGTGTCTTCGCATCCGGTTCGGACGTGTAAGGCGAAAGACGGCGGACGTAGTTATTTATGAATAACTCAGCAATATATGCTCCACGACCTGTCT